TTAGCTGTTAAAAAATAGTCGTTAAGTGTTCTCATTTTGTTCCTCCTATGTTCCGTCTATATCTCCATAAGACTTCATAGTTTAGCTAGGGGAGAACAATGGGAGAACTCCCCTAACATTATATTACTTATTACGAAGTAGTTAGATCGTATACTCCACCTGATGCAGCTTCGTTTCTAGAGATTAGTGTAAACTCGACAAGCATTTGTCTTTTTTCACTGTCTCCAGTTTTTGATAGCTCATGCATAGTGAAATCTCTCAAGAACCCGATAGACCAGTAGTCCATGTCTAAGACATGAGCATCTCTATCTCTTGAGAATCTGTTTGGTACTACTTCTAAGTCACCAAAGTCTGAAGAATACACATCGATTGAAGTGTATAAAGTTTTATCTTCAGATGCATCGAATCTAGTTGATCCACCAGTAAAACCAGAAATTTTCTGTTTATTGAATGGGCCTACCATGATTACAGATGGGTTACCACCTGCGTTCCATACATTTTTGATAACAGTTTTCAAGTTAGCTTCTGTTAAAGCAGCTTGAGTACCATCAGTTCTAGCAGTGTTACCAGCTCCACCAGATGCACCACCTGCTCCAAATACGTCATTTGATGCGATCCATGAGTTGATTGATCCAAACTTTCTTGCAGTTGCATTGTCTCCAACTACTTCAGCTTGGTTTGCTAATAATGTAGCTTCCATATCTCTTTTAAGTTCTTTAGACTTTTTAGCGATTTGGTAAGCTAATTCTGATGCTCTACCAGCTTTGTCTACAGCTTCTTGAGTACCAGTGATCACGACAGTTTTGTCCATGATCTGAGTTGTGTTAGATAATCTACTTGTTGCAGTAGATGCATCTAAAGTTGCTTCGTCACCTTCGATGACTGCGTTAGAAGTAGAAGCAGCAGCTAAACTATCAGTTTGCCACTCATGCAAAGTGTTTCTTACAGCTTCTCTACCTGCTGAACTCATAAATGGAGTATCAGTTGGAGAGATAGAGTAGATAACATCTTGCAAATCTTCTCTTATACCTACAGCATCGTAAGTATCGAAAGCATTTGTTGGTTGTGCCATGTTTTTTCTCCTCTAAGGTTATTTAGTTATCATACCTAAGATTGCAGAATGGGCATCTTCAAGACGACCAGATTTCTTCAACTTAGATATCCTGTTCCTTACTTCACTACGCTTAGAGTTATCTGTTTTAACAACGCCTGGTTTAATAACCTTTGGAGCTTTTGCTACTTTTTTTTGTACAATAGGTTTAGAATTTCTTAAACCTCTATACGCCATAGCATCTTTTATTACCATTAACATTCTATGATCTGCTAATGATCCAATTTCTTGATCTGAAAATCCATAACTTTTCAAAGTAGTTTTAATACCACTTTTAAAATTATCTGATTTATTAGGATCAGAAAACTCAGGTATTCTCTCCTGTGCTAATCTTCTTTGTTCAGCTAGATATTGATTGTATTGTGCTTGTGCAGCTTGTCTTGCTTTTGCTTTAGCTTGGTTAATCTTTTCATTTTGTTGCCTAAATTGAAAATCAATTTTAGCAGCTTGAGATGGATCTTCCTCATAAAGTTTTTGCAATTCTGCTGGATCTAACTGTTGTCTGTTTAAAGACTCAGCACTAGCTATTGCTTCATTTAACTCTCTAAGTTTCATGTCGTACTGTTGTCTAAGAACATTTCTTTCTTCATCGAATTGTTTTTTCTCCAAAGATAGAGAATGTGTCTTTTGACGGTAGTCGGAATCTCTAGAATAACCTGCTTTAAGTTCATCAAGTGTAACCTCCATCTCTTGACCTTGTACTTTGACTTGGTGGAGATTTGGTTTCTCGACTTCTACTTCTGACGCAGTTTCTTCAGTTTCTTCCAAATTTTCAGTAGCATCGACTTCTGCTGGAGCTTCTTCAGACTGAGATTGGCTCTCTTGAGATGTAACCTGTTCCTCAACAGGTTCTACTGATGGCTCAACATTATTTTCTGGAGCTGATTGTCCTTCATCCTGTTTTGGCTCTTGTTGAGCTTCAGGTTGAGGATTCAGTAATCCTAGAATTTTATCTGCTGCACCTTTTACTGACTTATCAGTTTGTTGCATTATATGCTCCTTTGTTGAACGCTTCTACTTTGTAGATTGGCGTGTTAGATTTTCTAGCTCTGAGGAAGCTAGTTTACCTGTTTCCATGACGCTAACAAGGTGGCCTTTAATCTTGTCTAGCATATTGTATGCCATCCAAAGTACTTGTCTTTGGTCATGGTCATTGTAACTCGTATTAAATATCTCTGACTTATATTGTTCAGAAAGATATTCAAAAGCCTCTTTCAAAAGAGGGTCATCAAGAAGTCGTTTCGCCTTCTGACCCTGTTGAATCTGTTTCTCTATTTTGTCCATTAAAGAATTGTTTTTGTCCTTCCATTATTTTTTTAAATATATCGCCAGATTGTCTGACTTGTTGTTGTTCTACCATAGATCTAGACTTCATGGCAAGTTCATCTATTTTAGTATTATATTTTAATTCCATATCTTTTACTCTTAATTCAAAGTCTAATAGCTTTTCTCTAAATTGAGTTTCAAGTTTTTTCATTTGTACTTGACTTGCTAATATAGCTCTTTCGTTTTCACCTTGTACTTGAGCTAATGAAACCTTTTCAAATTCTGTAGGAGGTTTAGGAGGTAATTGAGGCATTTGAGACTGACCTACATCTGGATCCATAAAGTATGGTTCTACATTTCCTAGACCTGCATTTTCTACTAATTTTTTTAATGTATGATAAACATTTTTTACATTAACAACTGGGCCAAATACGTTTTGTTGTAAGTTAATAGCTTGTAGTTGTCTTTCTAAAATTGAATTTAATAATATTAATTGTTGTTCTTTTGAACCAGTACCAAGTCCTACAGCTACAGATACATTCATTCTATCTCTCCACTCATAAGGTTTCATTGGTACAAATTTACCTCTAATTCTAACAATGTGTTCTTTTTGTTGATACTTACAAACTAGTTCAAATATTTTTCTAGCTAAATCTTTTACACCAGTTTCTGCAAAAGTTCTGGCAATAAGTTCTAATCTCATTTGAGATTGAGTTAAAATTTGATTTAATCCTGTTGCAGTTTTATTGTTTAAAGTATCAGCTTGTATACCTTGTGATTGTCTTGTCTGACCAGTTCTAGATTCTTTAACTGCATCTAAATAAGAAAGCATACCTGATGCTTGATCTGTAATTGGTTGAGATTGTAAAGGCATTATTACATTTGATGGTGGTTGTTTTGTTCTTACAATTCCACCTGGTCTATTAGTTAATAAATCATCCATAGCAACTTGACCATCTTGTATTGCAACTCTGTTATTGTTTGTTAGATACATATTGTCTAACATTTGTCTCATAACAGTAGATTTAATTAATTGTATATCTTCAACTAATTCTGAAACTGATCTGCCATAAAATCTATGTGGCATCATAATTGGTGTTACAGAAATAAATGGCATTGAGTCAATTTCTTCAATACCTAAAACTTTATATGCACTATCTCCAGCAATACATGCTTTAATTAATTCTGATTTACCATCTCCATTAATATCTATTCTTGCATAACATTCGTGAATTAAAACTTCATCAGTACTATCGTCACCTCTATCTTGTGGTGCAGAAAAATCTGTATCTTGAAATCTAATATGTCTATCTTCTAAATAATAATTTGTATCACCAATAGGAAGATTGTTTACAGTTTCTTCATCATAACCCATTTCAATTAATTGAGTTCTTGTCATATTAGTTCTATGTGCAATAAAGTTTGCATCTTCAATAGACTTAGCTCTACGTTCAATTAAAAATTCTTCAGGTGGTATTGGTTCAATATTTACTTTTCCATACTTAGAAGTTTTATGAATAACACAATCGTGATATTTAATTGTATCTAAAACTTCACCTTGATCATCTTTTAATTCTTCTTCGTATTCTGTATGATTAGAAACATTTACTTCTGGATCTTTAGTAAGATCTATAAATTCATCGTCAGTTAATTTTCTATATTCTTCTCTATGAGTTTTTTCAGACTCATCCCAAAATACTTTTAAGATTCCATTTTTTTGAATTAATGCATCTTTAAATGCAGTATACAAAGCTGTAAATCCAGAATTTTGTTTATAGAAAATATAATTTAAATAATCAGTTGCTTGTTTAGCAGCTTCTTCATCTTCTGCTCCAACTGGTTCACATTCAAATACATTATCACTTGCAGTAAATATTCTCATTAATGAAGGCATTAATCCTTCAATCGTATCAGATACATCAGTAGAGATAACTTGTGATCTACCTTCTTGTTCATTACCAAAAGGTTTACCAAGATAATATTCTAATGATCGTTTTCTTCTAGAAACAATTTCACCACCAATGTAACCTGATGATGCTCTGATTTCTCTATTTAATATTGATAAAATTTCTTGTTCAGTTTTCATAAATATTTATTTATCCATTTTTTTTCTGCTAAACCTTCCATATCGGATTTAAATTTTTTTAATTTTTTTGTTTTATTTTTATCTTTTAAAGGTTTTCCTGTATGATACATTAAACCATAAGGAGATCTCATTGATAATTTATCTAAAAAAGATGGATCTTTTTTTCCACTCATCCATTTTGAAAATTTTTTTTCGTAGTTTTTTCTTCTATTTTTAAAATAATCGATCATACTATAAATTTAGTGTCTACGTATATTGGTTTATCCCAATTAGTTGTAATTACAGGATCATGTACGCATCCATATCTAAAAGCATCGGCAGCATGAGAACACCAATCATGTAAAGGTTTTGATTTAAATACCTGGTTTTTCTCATCCCATTGTTTTCGATATTGACGCAGAGCATCAATCCCTAGTTTGCATTTTTCTCTGTCAAACCAACAATATGGTAACATATTTCTAACAGATTCGATACCATGATCTACTTCTAATTTAGGAGCTACTTCAAAGTCAATACCTAAATCATTAGCAACTTCTAAACGTGATTTACCTGTGCCTAACTCTCTAGCTTGTATATCATGTGGTGCGATATGTCTTTCATATGCATAATCTTTATTATGTAAAACATCTGCATAATGCATAAGACTTTCGCCACTATTTTCATAATAATCTATAATATGCAGTTCTTCACCTATTCTTTGTACAAACCATATAGCTGTACTATCTCCAATACCTAAATCCCACCATGTTTCTACACCTACGTTTTCATCTACAGGTACTTCACCTATACGTTTTTCATTATCTGCAGTTGTCATTAATTTGCCATAATATGATCCTGATACTGCTGCTGTAAAAGAACATTCAAATTCTTGGTTATATTGTTCTTCTGTCATTATAGATCGAGCATGTCTAAGTTCTTCATTAGGAATAACATTAGTTTCACTTGCTCTATACATAGCTGCAAACCAATTAGGATCACCTCTTTGTGCATAATCATATACTTCCCAGAATTGATTATGACCCATAGGTGTTCCAATAAAAATTACAAAACCCATTGTATCTGCAATAGCTGGTCTAATAATTTCTGTCCAGGTTCTTGGTGCCATGATTGCATACTCATCCATAACAACACCATTAAATCCCATACCCCTTAATGAGTCTGCATGATCTGCTCCAAAGATTTGTATTTTAGATTCGTTCCAAAGATCTATTTTAAGTTCTGACTCGTTTCTTTGTCCTCCAAGCTGCATAAGAGGTTTTGAATATTGTTTTAATAGATCCCAAGCAATAGCTTTACCTTGTCTGTATGTAGGTGCAATATATGCAAACTTTTGTCTTTCATTATTTGCTGCATGTGAAATAAGTTCATTGATTGCTAATACAGATTTGCCAAATCGTCTATGACAAACTAGTACGTTAAATCGTTTTAAATTTTTATGGACTTCTTTTTGAAGGGGTCTTGGCTTGTAGGGAATAGTTATGTCTACTGACTTATTCTTCCCACTTGATATTGACTTTGATTGGACTTGTTTCGATTCGTTGGATTGTTGGTGCTTTTCCATGTATGTAAGGTGCTGCTTTCTCTGCTGCGTAAAGTTTTCTTTCTGGACTACTCATAGGATGATTTAATACAGAAAGCAAGTAGTCTAAAGGTGATGTTTGATATTTAATAGAAAGCTCCTGAAAGTCTTTCCATTTTTTTCTAAAAGAAGAACCTTTTGGTCTACCAGCTCCTTCTCTTTTACCACCACGTGTTTTTTCTTCTGACACTATATTCCTCGTCTAATTAATTTTGTATTTAAATCTCTATCTTCACCAAACTTAGGTGCTTTAGCATATCTTCTAGATGAAGCTCCCATAGCATATGCAGCTCCTGCAACAGCAGCAGTTGTTAATGGATTTTTAATAGCAGCTCCAGCAACTTTACCAGCTCCTTTTGCTACTTTACCTAAAAATTTAAATTGGCCTGGTACTTTTTTTACAATCTTTTTACCAATACCTTTAATCTGTCTACCAATAGCTTCTGTTCTATTGTATTTAACTAAATCTTTTGCCATTATTTACCTTTCTTACAATTACAATCATGTTTACACATGCATGGTATAATACCAAATAGATTGCATATAAGTTCACATAATTTTTGTTTTATTTTTTTTATCATTTACGTTTACCTTTTGCTGCGAGTTGTTGAAATTTTTTCTTTCCATATTTTTTTCTACCAATAGCAGCAGCTA